GTACGCTACTACAACCTGCTGACGAGCTGCGCCCTGAACGAGCATCTGAACGACACGGAGCGCAGAGCGAACGAGCTGGAACAGATGCTGACGGAGCAGATGGCAGCGTCGGAGGGCGCGACGGAGAATCTGAAAGCGACGGATATGATGAGCTGGGTTCGGAAGATGAACAGTATCCGGAGCCGAGTGCAGGAAATCGTGATGGCGGAGGTAATCTTCGCTTAGATTATTACGACCGAAGTCACGAGGATAAAAGCCTGCCGTTCTTTGGCGGCGATGATACGATTCGTGAAATCCTCGGCACCACGCCGCACCTAAAGGCAAGCAAGGACGAGATACGGGCATTCTTTGAAGCTACCGCTGATGAGAACGCCCGTATTTCTTATATCAAGCACATTTTCAACAACGACTACACCGAGGTCATTCTGAGCGATGGACGGCGTGTGGGCTACAAGACCTATCAGAATGTATTGCAGCTTTGGGAGGGCAGTTATCTCTCCCGCACGGCACAGAGCTTCTATGATTGGGGCGTGATCGCCCAGCATTTTGAAGCGATGCGGCTGCTTGGAGAGTTGCAGGATACAATGAAGCCGCTGCCGTCCATTGACGGGCAGTTGAGCTTGATGACAGCAGGAGCAGAGGAACGAAAGCCCTCTGCTTTTGCTTTCTCTCAGGAGATCATCGACGCTGTTCTCACCCGTGGCAGCGGCATCTCTGAGGGGAAAATGCGAATCTATGAGCAGTTCCAAAAGAGCCTGTCTGCAAAGGAAAATGCCGACTTTCTGAAAAATGAATACGGCTGGGGCGGTGCTTATCCCGTAATCGTCGGAGCCGGTATTGATGAGCAACACGACGGTAAGGGTATCCGTATTTCTAAAGGCATCGGAAGCGATAAACCCCATATCGACCTGAAATGGAGTCAGGTGGAGAAGCGTATTGCCGAGCTGATAAAACTCGACCGTTACCTGAACCCCAAGGAAAAGGCACAGTACCCTGAGTGGCTGCAAAGGCAGGAAGAGCGCCGAGCAGAGCTTGCCGAGGAACGCAGGAACAGAGAAATCTTGTCTACCGCACCGTCCGAAAAGACGGAGCCGAAAAATGAGCGATATGAATACCATCTCGGCAGCACCGTCTATCTCGGCGCAAACGAGTATGAAATCCTGTCCTTTGATGATGAGCGTGTGATGCTCTATGATACGCAGTTTCCGCTTTTCAACAAGGAAATGACGAGAGCTGAGTTCGACAGCAAAGTACAGGAGAACCCACTGAATGACCATTTGAAGGTCGCTAAAAAACAGCCCGAAGAAAAAGAGGTTGAGTATGACATCGGGATGGGTTATCTCGGCAACGGACTGACCGTTTGGAACCGTGCCGTGGAGGTCAATGGGGACTATCAGAACATTGCCCACATCTCCCCCGAAGGTGAGATCTCCTTCTATGTGCAGGACTTGCCGCAGAGCGTTGTGGAGCGTATCAGACAGGCGGCAGAAAGAGAAAAGTCAAAGGATGCTGCTTTGCCGGAGTTCTATCAGGCGTATCTTAAAACCAAAGCAGACAATCCGAGTAGCCTTTTGCTGTATCAGGTGGGTGATTTCTTTGAAGCCTATGCTGATGATGCAGAGGTCGTCGGGACAGCCCTTGACTTGACGCAGACGACCCGTGTCGTCGATCACAACACCCGTGTCCCAATGGTAGGATTTCCGCAGCACCGCTTGGAAACCTACCTTACAATGCTGACCGACAGAGGGTACGATGTAGCGGTCAACGCTTTGGAGGATGGTAAACACATTACCCGCACCGTGGTTTCCACCACGAAGGAAGCGCCCATCGAGTCCAAACCTATCGGCAGGATCGACTATCTCGGCACGGACGGCAAGGTCGGTGAAAGCATCGAGTACACAAGTCCGTACAGCTTTGAAAAAGACATTAAGGAGGAGAATTACTACGGTGTGCCGATGAGTATTGTTCTGTATAAGGACAAGGACGGCAGAACCATTCCCTACGACTTTGTTACTCGACTTGACCCACCGCCCAAGGGGTTTGAGATCATCGACAGCCCGTATTTGCCGGAAAATTCTCTGGATAAAGCGAAGCATCTCATTGACGATTTTTGCCGTGAGGAGTATCAGCGTGAGGACGGTGCGGACTACACCGACCTTACCAATGTAGGTATTGCCTACACCACCACAGAGGATGACAAGCACGAGATTCAGGCAAGGGTCAACCTTGTGGATTTTCGCATTGAAACCCTTGCGGATGGAAAAGTCGTCCGCAGTGAGCAGTATGCGTCCATTGAAGAACTGACCGAAAAAGGATTGCAAGCACTGTCCTTTGACGACCTTGTTTATCTCTCCGAGGAAGAATTGGCACAGGTGGAAGCCCCCCTTATCCCTGTTTGGGAGCGCCCGAAGAAAAGCCGGGTGCAGACCTTTGATATTCATCCCGAAATCCCAATGGCAGACCGTCATACCTTTGACCTTGCTTCTCACGAGGTCGAGGAGGTCAACAAGAAAGAGCGCTTCCACCGCAACTATGCAGCGATCACCGTTCTGAAAAGGTGTCAGGAAGAAAACCGCTTCGCCACACCGGACGAGCAGATCATTCTTTCCAAGTATGTTGGCTGGGGCGGTATTCCCGAGGCCTTTGATGAGCGAGCCGGTTCTTGGCAGACAGAGTTCGGGATGCTGAAAAACATCCTGACACCGGAGGAATACGCTTCCGCAAGGGAAAGCACTCTGACCGCTTTCTACACGCCGCCAACGGTTATCAATGCCGTGTATAAGGTGATGAAACAGCTTGGCTTCCGTGAGGGCAACATCTTGGAACCGTCCTGCGGCATCGGGCATTTTATCGGTATGCTTCCCGAAGAAATGAAGGAAAGCAAGATCTACGGTGTGGAGCTGGATACGGTTTCTGCCGGCATCGCACAGCAGTTATATCAAAAGTCCTCTATCGCCGCACAGGGCTTTGAGGAAACCAACCTCCCCGACAGCTTCTTTGATGCCGTTGTGGGGAATGTACCCTTCGGGGATTTCAAGGTTCCTGACAAGCGTTACGACAAGCACAAGTTTCTCATTCACGACTACTTCTTCGCCAAGTCCTTGGACAAGCTCCGTCCGGGCGGCGTAATGGCGCTCATCACCAGCAAGGGAACGATGGATAAGGAAAACTCCGCTGTCCGAAAGTATATTGCTCAGCGAGCCGACCTGCTTGGTGCTATCCGTTTGCCGAACAACACCTTTAAGGGAAATGCCGGGACGGAGGTCGTTTCGGACATTCTTATTCTGCAAAAGCGTGACCGCATTGTGGATATAGAGCCGGATTGGGTACAGCTCGGCACGGATGAAAACGGTATCCTAATGAACAGGTACTTTGTTGAGCATCCCGAAATGATACTCGGAGAGATGAAAATGGTGTCGGGGCGTTTCGGCCCCGAAGCCACCTGCGTCCCTTACGAGGGGGCAGACCTTGCCGAGCAACTCGGCGAAGCCGTTTCCAATATTCACGGTGAGCTGACCGCATATGAGGTGGAGGATGAGCTTGCAGAGGAGGACAATTCCATTCCCGCAGATCCCACCGTCCGCAACTTCTCCTATACGGTGCTGGACGATAAAATCTACTTCCGAGAAAATAGCCGTATGGCTCCGGTGGAGGTATCGGCTACCGCAGAAAGCCGCATAAAGGGTATGATCCGCATCCGTGATTCAGTCAGAAAGCTGATCGAATTGCAGACGGAGGATTACCCTGACTCGGAAATCAAAGCGGAGCAGGAGCGATTAAACGCTCTTTATGATACCTTTTCCAAGCAGTACGGACTTATCAACAGCCGTGCCAACATCTCCGCATTTTCGCAGGACAGCTCCTTTTCTCTGCTCTCGGCTCTTGAGGTCTTGGGCGATGAAGGTCAGCTTGAACGCAAGGCGGATATATTCTACAAGCGAACCATCAAACCACACACCCCGGTCACTTCCGTAGATACCGCCAGCGAAGCACTTGCCGTATCTATGGGCGAAAAAGCGTGTGTAGATATGGAATATATGTGTCAGCTTTCAGGAAAGACCGAAGCAGAAATCTACGAAGATCTAAAGGGCGTTATCTTCCTTAACCCGATGTACGGGTACGGCAACAGCACCGAAGCAAAGTACCTTATGGCTGACGAATACCTCTCCGGCAATGTCCGCGAGAAGCTCGCCTGGGCAAAAAAATCGGCACAGCTTTCACCTGAAGAATACAGTATCAATGTGGAAGCGCTCCAAAAGGTGCAGCCGAAAGACCTGACGGCAAGTGAGATTTCCGTCCGCCTCGGTGCGACTTGGCTGCCGCCTGAGATTGTCGAGCAGTTTGTGTTTGAGTTCTTGGGAACGCCGAGATATGCACAGTGGAACATCAAAATCCATTTTTCCGAGTACACTGGAGAATGGAATATCGAGGGCAAATCCTACGACCGAGGAAATGTCAAAGCGTACAGCACCTATGGCACAAGCCGTATCAATGCTTACAAGATTATCGAGGAAACGCTGAACCTGAAGGATGTGCGTATCTTCGATTATGAGGAAGATGCAGACGGCAAAAAGAAAGCAATCCTGAATAAAAAGGAAACTGCAATCGCTCAGGCAAAGCAGGAGCTTATCAAGCAGGGCTTTCAGGACTGGATATGGTCTGATCCTGAGCGCAGAGAAAGACTATGCAAGCTCTACAACGAAAAGTTCAACAGTATCCGTCCCCGTGAGTACGACGGAAGCCACATTACCTTTAACGGTATGAACCCCGAAATAGAACTGCGGGAACACCAAAGAAATGCGGTAGCGCATATCCTTTACGGCGGCAATACGCTCCTTGCACACGCCGTCGGTGCAGGCAAAACCTTTGAAATGACAGCGGCTGCTATGGAATCGAAACGGCTCGGATTATGCAGTAAATCGCTGTTCGTAGTCCCGAACCACCTCACCGAACAATGGGCGTCGGAGTTCTTGCAGCTCTATCCGTCCGCAAATATTTTGGTGGCTACGAAAAAGGACTTTGAAACCAAAAACCGCAAAAGGTTCTGCGGTCGAATTGCTACCGGGGATTACGATGCTATCATCATCGGGCATTCTCAGTTTGAGAAAATCCCGATGAGCATTGAACGGCAGAGAGCCATCCTTGAACAGCAGCTTGAAGAAGTCACCAACGGCATTGCTGACCTGAAAAGAAACCGAGGAGATAATTTCTCGGTCAAGCAGTTGGAACGCACGAAAAAGTCCGTTAAGCAGAAGCTCGACAAGCTCAACGACCAGTCTAAAAAGGACGATGTTGTGACCTTTGAGGAACTTGGCGTGGACAGGCTTTTCATAGATGAAAGCCATTACTACAAGAACCGTGCGAAACGTTGCGCATAAGCCCTTGTTGACAGCAAGGACGAACAGCGCCATGTGATTGCACTTAGCAATAAGAAAATATCACAGAGAATTTGAATCTCGAAATCAGGGATGAAATTTCCCTGCCGTACGGAACCAATGCCGGAAAGGAGCAATCCCATAGCGGTCTGTCAAACCGCAGGCAGTACGAGAGCTAATACTCCACTGTGCGCTGCACATCTGTAAATATGCAGGGTACAAAGCGTGGTGAAGTCGTAACCTGAAAACCTAAACCCCTGCAAGGGGGCATGGAGAATAATGGTGCGGGCTTCCGAAACCTATGGCTATCCGTTAGTGAAAGCTATGCAGCATCGTAAGAGTAAGCGGCATCCGAAAGGGTGAAAATTGGAAAAAGAGTGTGTGGTTGGTTTTTCCGCACATGCCCTGTGGAATGAAATGTCTACACGGAATCATGCAGAAACTGTGGTTCAAAGCATGGTTAGATTTTCCCGGTGTAAGGTAGCGGCCTAAGGGTTTCAATGGTCAGCAATGACCGCAAGGATAGAGATTCAGGAACGTTTGAGAGCCTGTATTTGGAGTGTTACAGCACAATGAAGAATACAGGAAGTCAGCCGTACCATAGTAGTCTGCGGCTGGATAACGCCAGCTACACGGGGCTGAAATGTCCCACGGCGAAGGGTACGAGTCAAACTGATTCACAAATTTCACAAAACGAAAATCCAATAACTCCCTGAAAGATGGGTGACGAACTGCGAGGTGAAAGCCTTGTGCATTTGAACGTCAGATTTTCAACGGAAACGGAACTGAAAGCCATTCAGGATATGCTCTATGAGAAATCCGGGCAAGGCGTTTCGTTCACCGGACTGGTGGAAGCAATGGCGCACGAAGTCACCATTGTGACCGCCATCCATAACATCAAGTCCAATAAGGGCAGTAAAACCGCCGGAGTGGACAAGATGAAAATGGACAAATATCTGCAAATGCCAAAAGATGAACTGATTTTATTGATTCAATCGTGTTTTCGCAAATACCAGCCCAAACCAGCCCGCCGTGAATATATTCCAAAAAGCAACGGCAAAATGCGGCCGCTGGGAATCCCTACGGTACTGGACAGAATCATACAGGAATGTGTGCGGCTAATCATAGAACCAATATGCGAAGCGAGATTTTATCCGCACAGCTACGGCTTCCGCCCCTACCGGGCACAAAAGCACGCAATCCGGGACATTATCAATGTAATCAATGCCGGGTGTAAATCCCCCTACCAGGCTGTATGGGCAGTGGAAGGTGACATTCAAGGGTGTTTTGACAACATCAGCCACCGGATACTGCTTCAAAAAGTATGGCGAATGGGCATCCATGACAAACGGGTGCTGAAAATCATCAGCCAAATGCTGAAAGCCGGGTATATCGAACGGGATTTGTACCACAAAACGGAAACCGGCACACCGCAGGGAGGAATCCTCTCCCCTCTGCTGTCGAATATATATCTGAATGATTTTGACTGGTATGTGGGGCGAACCTACATGGAGCCGCATCGTAAATGCAAACACAAATGCAATGATACCCGAAGGCTGAAATGGGCAGGAACCACTCCAAAGTATAACTTCCGTTATGCCGATGACTGGGTGGTGCTGACTTCTACGGAAAAGGAAGCGTTCCGTATGAAGCGTGAGCTGACAAAATACTTTAGGCAAAAACTGAAATTGGAACTGTCGCAGGAAAAGACCTATGTGACCGATTTACGGAAGGGAGGGATACATTTTATCGGTTACATCGTCAAGGCGGAGCGAAAGCGCAAAACGCCTGACCCTGCAACGTGGACGGAACATCTGGTGGGAAAACCATTGCCGGACATGGAACGGCTGTCTAAAAAGATTGCCAGTCTGCTGGAACAGGTACACCGTATTGAGCTATATTCAAAGCCCAACACACAGGCCGCCCAGATACAGTATGTGAATTCCATCATTCTGGGGCTGGCGCAATATTACCAGCCATCCATCTGTTCACACGCCTATCATGCAATCGACCGCAGGATAAACAATGCGGCACTGGCCGTTTGGAAAAAGCTGTTCCCGAAACAGTATAACCAGATGCAGGTTCCGCTGAAAACACTCTGCAATCTTCCGCACAGGCACGAAGGATATGAGAGCAAAACCTTTGCAATTCCCATCGAGGGAAAATGGTTTGGAATCACCTATGCGTTTATCACGCACAGCCGACATGAGCGCAAGCCGTTTGACCAGGAGATGACCCCTTACACGGCGGAAGGCCGCAGGCGGTATGTGAACTACCGGAACAAACACAAACTGCTGCCCTGTGACCGGCCATCCATCAACACCCCGGAGGATATCGCCCTTGCCTGCTATGCAGACGGAAAGGGCTGGAAAGCAAACTTTGAATACTTCATGAACCGGGAATACGCCTATAACCGGGATAAGGGAAAGTGCAAATGCTGCGGGAAACCATTTTCCATAACAGTTCCAAAACACTGTCACCACATCGACAACCAGCTTCCAATCGAAAGAATCAATAAAGTTCCCAATCTGGCATGGCTGTGCGAATCGTGCCACCGCATGGTTCATAACAGCCCAATACCGCCTGAGCTGGACGCAAAGGTGGTACGCAAAATTATGAAATACCGAGAAAAACTCAAACCGTGAAATTTGTGAGTACGCTGTACCTGTGAGGGTGCAGTGGTATTGAAATCTGAAGGAAGAAAGTAAATCAGTTTGATGGAACGCCGGGTGCGCTGAAAGGTGCACGCCCGGCGTGAGGTGGGGGAAAATCCAGAGGAAACGAGTATGTGGCCTGCGGCCACATACTACGTCCAAAGGATTACCTATCACTATTTTTCCTCTATACAAAAATGAGGAATGTCGGCGGTATCAGCCAGACGGAAGCGATGAAGTCGAGCGACCTCTATATGAAGTGTCGGTATCTGGACGAGCTGACCGGAGGCCGCGGCGTTGTGTTTGCGACCGGTACGCCGATCTCCAACAGTATGGTTGAGATGTATACCATGCAGAAATATCTCCAGTACAGCACCCTAAAAAGGAATGACCTGATTCACTTTGACGCCTGGGCTTCGACCTTTGGCGAGACAGTCACAGCTATCGAACTCTCCCCGGAGGGCACGGGCTACCGCGCCAAAACAAGGTTTGCGAAGTTCTATAATCTACCGGAGCTCATGGCAATGTTCAAGGAGACCGCAGATATTCAAACGGCGGATATGCTCAAGCTCCCCGTGCCGGAGGCACATTACCACAACATCGCCTTGAAGCCATCGGAGTATCAGAAAGAGATCGTGGCGTCGCTGGCGGAGCGTGCTGAAAAAGTCCGCAACCGCGAGGTGGACAGCAGCGTGGACAATATGCTGCTCATCACCAACGATGGCCGCAAGCTGGCGCTGGACCAGCGGCTCATCGATCCGCTTCTGCCGGATGAGGATGGCAGCAAGGTCAATGCCTCTGTGGAGGAGGTGTTCCGGCTCTGGCAGGAATTTGCATCCACCAAAGGGACACAGCTTGTATTCTGCGACCTGTCCACGCCAAAGGCTGAGAAGAAGATCAAATGCATGACGGACGGCGTGGCGGCGGTACAGGCGGCAGCGTTCAGCGTGTATGCCGATGTACGGGACAAGCTGATCGGGCACGGCGTGCCGCCCGGCGAGATCGCGTTCATTCATGACGCGGACAACGAAAAGAAAAAGGCGGAGCTGTTCGCAAAGGTGCGCTCGGGTAAGGTGCGCATCCTGCTGGGCAGCACGCAGAAAATGGGAGCGGGCACGAACGTACAGACGC